GTTTCCCAGTCACGATCCAGGTGTAACAATAAGTTTTAAAGGTAAGTTTACCCCATTAGATAGCGAGACAGACTTTGGTAGTTTTACCTTTGAAAGCGATGGATATACCGATGCTAGGTTTACAGCAAGACAAGTACAAATGACTGTAACAGGTAGCACAACACAAGACTTTCAAGTTGGTAATATAAGATTAAACATCAGACCAAGAGGTAGAAGATAATGGATCTATCCTCACAAAGACAGTATATACAAAGAGCTGAAACAGCGCATGAAATACTTACCACTACAGATTTAACAACATTATATACATCACCTAGCGGTGATGATTTCACTTTTGCAATCATTGAATCTATTTTGGTTTGTGACCATGATAATCAACAAACCAATATAACAGTTACTGTAACGCATGAGGCTACTACTTATACCTTATTTAAAGAATTTACTATTACTGCTTACAATACTGAAGAATTATTAACTAGAAGTTTAGTATTACACCAAGGCGATGTTGTAAAAGTACAATCAGATCGTGCTGGTAATTTAACTGTTTATGCGAGTATCGTAGAATATGCAAGAGGCGACTAATAACGTAGTAGACATACAAGAGGCACAAAGAGAGCCTTGGGAAATTGAATGGGAAAGGTGTAAGCCATGGCTTGAAAAAGCTATGAAATACCAAGATACCTATACAATCGATGATATAGAAGATAAAATAAGAAATGGTATAGCTCTTTTATGGCCAGGTAAAAAATCAGCTATGGTTACAGAGATAATACCTTTTCCGCAAATGTTATCAATGAACATATTGGTATTTGCAGGAAACTTTAAAGAATTTGAAGAAATGTTTAAACATATAGAAACATTTGCAAGAGAATCTGGCGTTAAACGATTATACGGTGGCGGCAGAAAAGGTTGGATTAGAAAAGCAAAACACTTAGGCATAAAACAAGAAGTGTTATTAAGTAAAGATTTATAGGAGATAATATGCCACAAGCATTACCAGTCATAACAGGAATAGGACAAACAGCAGCTGCTGTAGGCGCAGTTAAAAGTTTAACTGGTGGCGGAGGTTCTTCTGCTGGACAAACAACAACTACACAACAAGTAGACCCACAAACACAAGCTATGCAACAAGACCTATATCGTAGGTCTCAACAGATTGCACAACAACCGTTTATACCTTACACAGGACCAATGGTTGCTGGTTTTTCACCAGATCAATTACGACAGTTTCAAGCTACTAGAGGACTATTTGAAACAGGAATGGGTTATGACCCTACCAAAGCCTTACAAGGATTGGCGCAAGAACAAAGACCTATGACTGGTCAAGCCGCTTCTTTACTCGGTCAAGATATAGGTGCTTATCAATCTCCATATCAGCAACAAGTTATAGACCTAGCAATGGGTGACATACAGCGACAAGCTGATATAGCGCGTGGTAGTGCGCAGGATAGAGCAATCAGAGCAGGAGCCTTCGGTGGTTCAAGATCAGCAATAATAGAGTCTGAATCACAAAGACCTTACGCAGAGGCAATGCAAAGAACTGCTGTAGAAGGAAGGCAAAGAGGTTTTGAGCAGGCGCAACAAGCAGCAGAGCGTGATGTGGCTAGACAACAACAAATGCAAATGTTTGCACCAGAGCTTGAGTTAAGAGCAAGACAACAACAGGCTGGATTATTAGGCGGTTTACAAACAAGTCAATTGCAAGGTCTTGGTTTACTAGGTAGTATAGGACAACAACAACAGGCATTACAGCAACAAGCTATCGGAGCGCAAAGAGGCGAGTTCCAAAGAGCGCTACAATATCCACAGCAACAACTTGGCTTACTAGCAACTGGTGTAAGTGGTGTACAACCAACAATAACAAAAACTGGTGGATATAGCCCTAGTGGATTAGAAAAGTTTTATGCTGCACAAGATCTTTACCAAACAACAAAACCAATGTTTCAAAATTTATTTTCACCAGCACAAATACCAGCACAAACAACAGATTTAACAATGGGTAAGCTTGCTGGAATGGGAGGCTTGTTAGGTTAATATGGCAATAGGAGATTTTTTTAAAGGAATAGGTCAAGGTTATCAAAGAGGACTAACAGAAATGGGTGGTTATGACCCAATGCAACAAGTATCACCAGAGGAAGCTGAAAGACGTAGACAAGAAGGTATGCAGGCTTTACAAAGAAGTTTAGGTAGAGCAACCGCTATATTATCTGGTGATCCTAGAAGAATGCAGTTAGCTGAACAGCAAATGCAAATGGCGGAGTCAAAGAAAAAAGAATCTGAGTTGAATAAAAAATTAGATGATGCTATTGATAATTCTAATTTACCACAATCACAAAAAGATTTATTAAAATCATTAAACACACAAACTAAAGCTCAAACTTTAATGCAAGCTTATGAGCCAACAAAAGAAGATTTAACAGCCGCACAAAAAAATCTTCAAGCTTATCAAGAAATAGCAAAAACAGGAACGCCTGATGAAATTGCTATAGCTAAAGCTGCTTTAATTGGTATAAGACAGGGTAAAAGTAAAGAACAATTAAAAAATGAAGTTGTTGCAAGTTTAATAAAACAAACCAATCCCAATACTTTTGAATCATACACAAAAGAAGAAATAGAACAACAAATAAAAATATTAGATGAGTTTTATGGAAAATCTGAAGAAATAGAAACTGATGAGAATAAACCTCTGACCTTTTCATTACAAGGTTACACGATAGAAGAGGGTTAATATGCCCACCTATAGAATCACAAATAAAGACGGAGTAAGTTTAAAAATTACTGGTGAACAACCTCCGACAAAAGAACAGTTAGATAATATATTTTTACAATATAATAAACAAAAAATAGAAACATCTCCTGTTCAAGAAACCTTACCTCAACAAGTAAAATTAACAGAAGAAGTTGTTAAGAAAGATCCTAAATGGATTGAGGCATCTAAGTCTATTTACAAATGGAACGAGGGTGTAGATGCACCAAATTTAGAAACAGATCAAGATTATGCTGCTTATGGCTTAGATTATATGGGTAGGTTTAATTATAACTTGCCCCAAATGACTGTTGAGGCAAATCAATTAAAAGATGCTACAGATAAACAAAAGCAAGATTTTATTACACTTATGGATATGTATGATAAAAAGTCTGCTAGTTGGTCTGGAGCAGGTAGATTATTAAAAGGTTTAGCAACAGACCCAACAACCTATGTTGGTCTTGGAACATTAGGTGTTGGTACTGCTGGCGCACAAGCCGTAAAACAAGCTATCAAAGAAGGTGTAAAACAAGGAACTAAAGCTGGTTTAAAACAAGGCGCAAAAATAGGTTCGATAGAGGGTGCTGTTTATTCAACAGCTGATAATGCTTTGAGACAAAACGCAAAAATAAATGCTGGAGTACAAGAAGAGTTTGATTTGGGGGAGTCTGCAAAGGCCGCTACTATTGGTGCAACAGCTGGTGCTGGATTGGGTGGCCTTATAGGTGGAATTGGAACTAACATAGCTGCTAGATCAAAATTAAATCAAATAGTTCAAAGGGAGGAGTCAACATTACAAAAGAAAAATGTTGATATTGAGCAAATAGAAAAAGAAACACAACCAATAATACAAAAAGAGATAACAGGAGAAGCCGAACAAACTATAAAACCAAGCACACAACAAGAGACACCTCTTACACAAAAACTACAAAAAATATCAGAACCTATAAAAGATACAGAGGTTTCTGCTGAAGAAATAGCCTCTGGTTTGTTGGGAAAAAATTATCAAAAAGTTGCAACGCAAGCGATAGACTTTGTTAAAAAACCTTTTATTAAATATTCCCCTTTAAAAACATTACCAGATCAAGAAAAATATTTAACATTGCGTGGCTTGGCAACTGGTAAACTGCAAAAAGTTAGAGATGTTACAAGGGGCGTTTATGATACTTTTGCAAAATTAAATCCTGAAGATAATTTTGCTGTAAGGCAATACTTAACAAAAAAAGCTAATCTTAAAAGTATACAAAATCCTGTTGTAAGATCGAAAGCAAAAGAATTAAGAGAGTCTATAGATTTTGTAGGTGAGTCTTTGGTAAAAGCAAATATTCTTTCTAAAGATGTGGTTGATGCAAACAAGGAATCATATCTTCCAAGAATGTATCTTAAATATTTAGATAAAAAAGGAAGAATGGATTATACAAAATCAAGAAAAGACCTTGATGATGCAACTGTAGAATTTTTAGGAGAAGTAAAAGATATATCTTTACAAGGTTCAAAAGCCATAGAAGATCCTATGTCGGATATTGTTAAATATAGTTTGTTTGAAAAAATAGCAGAAGATCCTAAATGGACAATACAATCTGGTTTAATTGATTTTCAAGGCAAAAATGTTAGTCCTGTTTGGATGGCTGAAGAAAAAGATAGGATTGCAAATGAGGTTGTTAGAAAAATTAGACCTAAAGAAGATAGAAAAATTGTAGAGTCAATGGACTCTTTAATAGACCAAGCCAATCTTAATATTAAAAAATCAGACTTAAAATTATATAAACAAGTTCCAAATGCAAAACAGTATGGTTCTTTAAGGGGTTCATATATAAGAAAAGAAATATATGATGATTTAATTTCTGCTGGAGATTTTATAAATCCAAAAGATAACTTTGCAAAATCTGTGTTGGGTGATTCTGGAGCAATAACTCAAGCAACAAAATTATGGAAAATGAGTAAGGTTGCTTTAAATCCACCATCACAAGTTCGTAATGGAATTTCTAATGTTATCTTATTAAATCTTTCTGGAGTGCCTTTAAGAAAAATACCAACAAGATTAAATCAAGCTCTAAACGATATGAGACAAAATGGTCCTTATACAGAAATAGCAAAAAAATATGGAATATTAGACTCAACATTTTCAAGACAAGAAATGATTGATATTAATAAGGCATATTTAAAAGCAAAGGCAAAAGAGACTGGAAATATTGTAGATAGAATAAAATATATTGGCGGTGCTATATCTGAGATAGGAACTAACGCTTATCAAAAAATGGAAATAATAGGTAAGACAGCAAAAATTATTGATGAAATGTCTAGGGGTGTTGACGAGGCAAACGCTGCTTTAAGAGCGCAAGAAACATTATTTGATTATTCTTTAGTTCCTCCGTCAGTAAGGTATTTAAGAAATGCACCAGTAGGTATTCCATTTTTAACTTATTATTATAAAGTCCTACCAAACTTGCTAGAAACAGCAATTAGATATCCAGAAAGATATCTTCCATATTTAGCTATACCGTATGGTATGCACGAAATAGTAAAACAATATCAAGGAATTACATCAGAAGATATTAAAACAATAAAACAATCTATGCCTGAGTGGATAAGAGACAATGGTAATGCTTTGATATTACCGATTAAAGATGAAAATGATAAATGGCAAGTATTAGATTTTAGTTATTTTTTACCTTATGCAATGTTTACAGGCATGGTTAAAGATGTAAAAGAATTAGAATTTCAAGAAGCTTTATCTAAGTCTGGTGTTTTTGGTGGCCCACTACCTCAAACAATTAGTGCTATACAAACCAATATAGATCCATTTACAAAAAGAGAAATTGTTAATGAATATGATCCTGAATCAAAACAGTTGGCGGATATGATGTTATATGCCTATAGAATGGCAGCTCCAACATGGCTAACGGATATTGGTTTTGCTGGTAAACTTTTACAATCAATTAATAAAGATGTAAATAGATTTGGTGATCCTAAAGTAACTAAAACTCAAGCAGTTTTAAGATTAGTTGGTACAAACATATATCCAATAGATCCTCAGAAAAGTAGAACAACTAATATTAAATTTATGCGTAATGAAATTTCAAGAATTAAAGCTAGAAGAACTAGAGTTTTAAAAGATAAAAACTTAACCATAGAAGAAAGAAAGAAATTACAAGAAAAATATCTTGAAATGTTGCAAGATAGACAAGATCAATTAAAAGATTACATTAAAGAAAGCAAGTTAACTGAAGGATTAAAATAAAACCATGCCACGCCAATCTGAAAGAGTTGGCCGATCTGGAGAATACTTAGTAGCCTCGCTACTTTCTTTACACGCAGATACTGTAATGATAGTTCCACACAGCGCGGAGGCAGACATTGTTTTTGATGTTGATCATAATCTATATAAGTGCCAAGTTAAAACACAATCTAAAATACAAACACATAGAGTGTCATGGCAGTTTGATTTTAGGCGTGGTGCTTTTGCTAAAAGTAGGCAATACGAAAAAAATGCAATAGATGTTTATGCTTTGGTTGCTTTAGGTCCACAGAAAGTTGTCTTTACTTTTGCAGACGGAAAAAAACAGATAACCATTAAAGACAAAGAGATGCAAGCGATGGACTCGCTTAAAAATGTAGAAAACCTATTTAAAGAGCTTCGATGTCAACAGACACTTTAGGTTCTTCGTAATGCTTTACAGAGTTCATACCTAAAGATATTAGATACTCAACCACTCTATGTGGTTCTTTCTGTTCGCTCTCACAAAAATCCTTAAACTTTTTAGCAAGATGTTTATTTACATATATAGGCTTTCTTCCGTTCCTTTCGTTTAAGATACGATCATCAAACTCATATAAATTCATAGCTACCTCCTTGGTAAGTCCTTACAACTCCTCGTAATATTTAACTAACTCGTTTAAATACCATTGACATTTTTTTAAGTCCTGAATGTTCTCTTCTTTATCCTTATGTCTATATAAATATTTCCAGATATTAGATTCTAAATAAGCAGCATATCCTTTTGAACCAACTCTATCTCTTATTAGGTCTATACATTCCACTATTCCTTGGTAATGCTCTGGCCTGTTTACCATATCTGGTTTTATATCAGCAACTTTATTTTTGCTGTCTTTACCAGCTTGATCCCATTCTTCTTTTCTTATATCGTCTATCGACATATTTTCACTCCTTTTTTGTAATTAACTGTTGTATTCAAGTACATTTACATATATATTATAACAAATCAAAACAAAAAGGGAGATTAAATGGAAAAAGATAAAATCTTTTTAGATACTAAGCAACTCGCTCAAAGATGGAGAAGATCTCCAAGAACCATAGAGGGCTGGCGCGCAAAGAAAACAGGGCCAGACTATTTAAACCTAAATGGTAAAATTGTATATGATATTGACGAAATCATAAAAGCAGAAGCAGAAGCAAGGGTATCACATGAAACACGCCAAACTTAGCCCATCAGCTGCTGAAAAATGGACTAATTGTCCAGGTATGCCTACGCTTGCAGCAAAGGTTGATTATCAAGTTGGATTACCTGCCGCTGTTGGTACTTTAATTCACAACATGACAGAACAACTATTAAAAGGATTTTTAGTTGATGTCACACTTGAAGATTATTGGCTTGGTAAAAAAGAATATGTAGAAGATTTTGAAATAACAGTCGACCAAGACATGATTGATTGCGCAAAGATTTATGTGGAATATGTGCAAGAGAGAGCAAAAAGATTAAACGGCAAACTATTGGTAGAACAAAAAGTTAGATGCCAAGAAATATCAGAAGATTTATATGGTTATGCAGACGCATTAATAATCACTCCACATAAAATGTGCGTTATAGATTTAAAGACAGGTAAATATCCTGTAAGTCCTGAACACAACAAACAAGCCATGATATATGCAGTAGGTGCATTATCTCGTTATGGCAATGAAGATACTGAAGTAGAGATTACAATTGTCCAGCCACGCGCAACATGGGGTGGCGGACCTATCAAGACATGGAACACCACCGCAGAATTTTTGGTGGATTGGGCCTACGATTTCTTAAAGCCGTGCGTGGATGCATGCTTGGAGGAAAACCCTGTATATGTTTATGGGGATCATTGTCGCTTTTGTAACGCAAGAAGCATCTGCGATTTATATAAACAATATAATAAAGGAGAAACTAATGAGTGAAAATAGTGAAACCAAAAACGCTGAAGAACCAACAATTAAGTTTGCGGATGATGGCAAGGAACATAAGGTCAATGAAATGCCAGACAATGCAAAAGAGTTGATGGCTCGTTGGCAAGAAAAGAAACAAATCAGAGATGATTTTATTATAAAAGCTAATAATGATATCGATGATTTAAATACCTTACTTGGTTCTTATGAGGCTCGTATGAAAAACATATTAGAGCCAACAGAAGAAAAAAAGATTGAGGTGCAATAATGTCATTAGCTGATATAAGAAAAAAATCCGTACAAAAACCACCAAGAATAATAGTTCATGGTGAGGCAGCTGTAGGTAAAACATACTTAGCATCGCAGACAAAAAATCCAATTATGTTGGATGTCGAGGATGGTCTAGGTAAGATACAAATGGATAACATACCGTGTAAATCTTATGCGGATGTCATGGAAAATCTTGATGAGCTTGCCGTTGAAAAACATGAATACAAAACTGTTTGTATTGATTCTTTGGACTGGTTTGAGAGATTGTTGTGGGAAAAGGTTTGTGCAGATAACAACTGGGCTTCGATTGATCAGCCAAGTTACGGAAAAGGCTATGCCGAAACATTGAGGTACTGGGGTCAGTACATAGAAAAACTTAACAAACTAAGAGATAAAGGAATGATGATATTCCAAATATGTCATAGTGAGGTAAGAAAAGTGGAAGATCCACGAATCGAAGCTTACGACAGATACTCTCTTAAACTTCATAAGAAAGCTTCAGCATTATTGTTGGAACATTCTGATGCATGTTTTTTTGCAGCTAAGAAGTTAGGTACTATTAAGGTGCAGGGTAAAAGTGGTATGACTACTAAAACTGTATCTGGAGATAGAATTATTTATCCAAACAACGACCCAGCGTATCTTGCAAAAAACAGATACAACTTACCAGATGAGTTGCCAATGGACTGGAACGCAATCCGTGAGGAGATGTTGAAGTGATTGATACTAAAGAACTTAATGAACACTTTTGTGATGATGATGAACCACAATACGATGAAGATGGACTTTGTCGTCATTGTGGGGAATCGCAAGAGGATTGTTCAGAATATAAATGTTGGATTTAACAAGGAGTAAAAAATGGATTTAACAAAATATGATTTTGATAACACAGATTCTGGTTCAGAATCACAAGCAAAGATTGAACCTGGTGTTCATACTTTAAACTTTGATGGATATGAGGTTGTTACTGGTAGAAATAACTGGGAAGCAATTAAAGTATTCTTTACCGTTGGTAGTTCAACATTCAGAATTAATCATGCCTTTACAGTAGGGCATGATAATCCAGATGTTGTAAGGCGTGGCAAACATTCATTTAAAGCTATGGCAACTGCGATGGGTTTAGGCTCATTAACATCTATGGATAAGTTCATGGACAAGTCAGTCGTAGCTCCAGTAATAATGGATAATGATGACAAGTATATGGTCATTGATGAAAACTTTGGTAAGAACTGGCAACCTGCAACTGAATCTGTTGCAAAGCCAAAACCAAAAGTTGAAGATGACAATATTAAAACTGGTCCTAGTGAAGCAGATTTAGATGCAATGGGTACTACAGTAGCGAGCGAGGATGAAGCACCATTTTAATTTTAATGGTAAAAACAGGCCCACTCTTTGCGGATATTGTAAAAATCCGAGTGGGCCACTACTTTACAAAGACGGAGATTATTGGTTAGGTGCGTGCAGTATGGATCATTTAAAAAAGATTAAAGAAGGTAAAAGGTTACCAAACAAAGCACAACTCAATGACGAAGGTGTTGAATACTCCATAGCACAAACCAAAGATATATATTTAGAACTATCCAGAGAAGAAGATAATCAAGCATTACATAAATGGGATAGGGATAAAAGAAAAAGGGTGTTTACTTCTATAGTAAGAGAATATTTAAACTGGGCTAACGCTGTAGCTCAACAAGACGATGAAAGGGCAAAACATGGATCTGACGAAATACTTTCCAGAAGGAAATAATTTAGAACAAAATAAACCAAAAGACACAAGCGATTTAATAAACGAAATGCAATCACAAGGGTTGCAAATAAATCATTTACAAATTACAGGCGACATAGTAAGAGTGCCAGTCAATGAATTAGCTGGTATAAAAGCTGACTCTGGTGGTCAGAAGTCTGGTTATTATGTAGTCAATGAACTCAACGGTAATTACTTCGCAACCTTTGGTAATTGGAAAACAGGCTTCGAGGGTAAATGGTCAAGTGTGAATCATCAAGCTATGACTGTTCAAGAAAGAGACAATCTACAATGTCAACTGCAAGAGGCTAAGCAAAGGGCTGATGAAACTAAAAAACAAAGGCATAACGAAGTGGCCAAAAAAGTTGAACGCTGGTTCGACTCTTATCCGAATGTTGTTGAACATGACTATCTCACAAATAAAAAGGTTAAAAATTATGGTTTAAAGCAATACCAGGATATGTTGGTTTGCGGTGTGTATTCTACAACAGGAAACATTCGTTCTCTACAGTTTATTAGTAAAAATGGTGATAAAAGATTTGCTTCTGATTCAGAAATAAAAGGCAACATATTTCTTATTGGTGCAGACATAAAAGACATTCCCAAATTAGATAAAATTATATTAGCAGAGGGTTATTCAACTTCTGCAACTATTTATGAAGCAACCCAGATTCCTGTAGCTTGCGTATTTTCTGCCAATTTCGTCATGGCAGTAGCCCTTCAGATACGCAAGCTTTCAGGTGCTAGAATTGTTGTTGCGCTTGATAATGATGAAAGCGGAGTTGGAGAGAAGAAGGCGCAAGAGTGCGTGCAGGCGGTGATTAATTCATGCGTGCGTTTGCCGAGTGAACACGGAGACTTTAACGATTTATATTTACGACATGGTTTAGAAAAAGTAAAAGCTGAACTTGTAGAACATAAGCTAGGCATACAAAAATATGCAATTCGTAATCTTATAGGTAAACCAGAACCACAAAAGTTTTTAGTTGAAGGTCTTATTCCTATTGGTAAACCAGGTATTCTTGCCGCAGTGGGTGGTGTAGGTAAATCATTAAGTGTCATACAACTTGCACTTGCGATTTGTTGTGGTGGTAGATGGTGGGGAAAAGATATTGTAGAGCGTGGTAATAGTGTCATATTCTGCGCGGAAGATGATCTAATGGAAATACATAGGCGACTTGACTTGCTCGACCCTAAGGGCAAGCGATTTAACTCCTCTTATGAAGTCTATGTATTTCCTGTCCCAGAACAAAAAGAACCAATGATACTGTTAAGAGAAGAGGGTATCACCCCTATAGCACAAGAGTTAGTAGAAGAATTAAAAGCCATACCAGATTTGAAGTTAGTATGTTTCGACCCATTACAAGCATTTACCACAGGTAATGTATCAAGTAGTAATGAGGCTGGCCAACTCTGGGGAAGTTATTGCGCTAACATATCAGCGCGTCTAGGTTGTGCAACGCTTACGATTCATCATCTTAATAAAGGTGCTTTAGCTAATGATAGTGATGATGCTATGAGTCATAGAGCAGAAATTCGTGGCGCAAGCAGTATCACAGATTCGGTTAGGTGGGCGATTGCTATGTGGCTTGCGAGCGTGGAGGATTGTGAAAGGATATGCGAGGAACAGCGAGTGGCGTACGAAAGAATGAGCGTAGTTAAAGCCGCTCTTGTTAAATCTAATTCTGGTAATGTAGATTACTCAACCAAAACATTATTTAGGAAGAATGGCGTACTTGAACCATTAGAAGAATTACAAAATCCCATGGCACTTTATGACCAATTTTAATAAAATCGTTGGGAACTTTAGGGACATACTAGGGAACCTAAGGGACAAACTATACCCTCAGATGCCCAACACTAGGGAAGGAGATGCCCATATATCCATACATATACATATGTATAAGAGAGCAATCCCCTTTAGGGGGATTGACTCTCTGGAAAGCAAGCATGCAGGAAGGACAAAAGGAAGGCACGCATTATGAGAAGATTCGGACAAATAGACAAAAACTATTGGTGGATTACAGCGCATGCGAGCGAGCGTGGAGAGAGAACTGCATTAGTTCCCATCACGCTTGCACGCAAGGAAGGAGATTTCTCGCGTGTGCGTCAATTAATCTGGCATTGGTATCGTAGCGAAGTTGCAGGCAATGAGGAGTTGTCGATGACAGCTCGATTTGTTGGTTGGGCTTTGTGCGAGCGTTGGCGGTATGAAACTTGGTCCTCGCATGATGCGATTAGTTATTATGCAAAGATGACTGCG